CTACTATTGTGTATCTTTCAAAGAAAAAAGATAAAAATGCAGATGGGGATGTGGTAGGAAATATTATTCATTGCAAACTGTATAAGGGAAGACTCACCAAAGAAAACAAGATGGTGGACGTGAGACTCAACTACGATACCGGATTAGATTTGTATTACGGACTCACAGATCTTGCATTGGAACAGGGCCTGTTCAAGAAGAACAGCACAAAAATAGAGTTGCCCAACGGAGAACGAGTGTTCGAAAAACAAATCAACGATAATCCAGAAAAGTATTTTACCCCAGAAATACTGAAACAATTAGACGAAGCAGCAGGTAAAGTATTCAAATACGGAGTCTCAGAAAATTAAGATGCAAGAAATTAAATCTTTAATATTTTCCAATCTTGTAAAAAATGAATCATATTCCAGAAAAGTAGTTCCCTTCCTAAAAACAGAATATTTTAAATCCAGAACAGACAGGTTCTTTTTTGAACTTGTATCAGATTTCATAACAAAATACAACAATCTTCCCACAAAGGAAGTAATGGGTATCATGTTGGATAAATTGGAGGGAGTTTCAGAAGAAGAAGTCAAAACTATTGGTCAACTAATCGAAGACGCATACAAGCCAGTTGCCGATGTTGATTTTGTTTGGCTCATGGACGAAACAGAGAAATTCTGCAAGGACAGTGCGGTATACAATGCGATAATGGAATCAATCAATATCATTGACGGAAAAGGAAAATCTGACTCTGGTGCAATACCAGATATTCTTTCTAAAGCACTCGCCGTATCGTTCGACAGTCATATAGGTCACGATTATCTGGAAGATTCTGAAGACAGATATAATTTTTATCATACAGTTGAACAAAAAACAGGATTCGATTTAGAGTATTTCAATTTGATCACAAACGGAGGAACTCCTGCAAAAACCTTAAATATCGTTATGGCAGGAACTGGAGTAGGAAAGTCGTTGTTTTTATGTCATCATGCCGCCAATTGTCTGAAGCAAAATCAAAATGTTCTCTACATCACATGCGAAATGGCAGAAGAAAGAATTGCAGAAAGAATAGATGCAAATCTCTTAGACATTACAATGGACGATTTGAAAAAGTTACCACAAAACATGTACAATAAAAGAATAGAGAATATATCAGAAGTGGTCACGGGCAAATTGATTATAAAAGAATATCCCACAGCAACAGCAAATGCAAATCATTTCAGATTTTTACTCGATGAACTTTGGTTGAAAAAACGATTTCGACCCAATATTATTTTCATCGATTATTTGAATATTTGTTCGTCTTCTCGACTCAAAAACGCAAACAATACAAATTCTTACACTTATATCAAATCTATTGCAGAAGAACTCCGAGGATTGGCAGTGGAATACAATGTTCCTGTTTTCAGTGCAACTCAAGTCAATAGAACAGGATATCAAAACAGCGATATAGGACTGGAAGATACATCAGAATCGTTTGGTCTTCCTGCAACTGCAGATTTTATGTTCGCCATGATCTCGAATGACGAATTGGACGAAATGAATCAAATTCTGATCAAACAACTAAAAAATCGATATAACGATACAGTTGTTAATAGAAAATTTTTAATAGGAATCAATAGAGCTAAAATGAAACTGTTTGATGTGAAACGAGATCAACAAACAATTCCTATTTCTACAGAAAAAATAGATCTGAGTCCAAAACGGGTTCCTAATGTATCTGCTTGGAATTTCTAATGTGCTCGTATATTGATGTTAAATATATCAACTTGGTTTCTCCACTGTTGAAAAAATTCAAGTGGAAAACTACGAAATTGGCAAATTGTCGTTGTCCGATATGCGGAGACTCGACAAAGAGTAAAACCAAGGCTCGTGGTTATTTTTTCAAGAAAAATAATGATTTCTTTTTCAAGTGTCACAACTGCGGTGCAGGACTCAATGTATATAATTTCCTAGAAAGAATGGCACCTCTATTATGTAAACAATACGCACTGGAGCGATACACCAAAGGCGAAAATAATAAATCGAATTACATCAAACCGCAAACCAAAGATCTGTATCCAAAACCTGCAAAAGTTTGTAAAAAATACTCGTATGTGCCAATTTCAGAACTACCAGAAGATCATGTGTGTAAAAAATACCTTCGATCCAGAAAACTAGAAAACTACTTCGATCGATTTGCCTACACTGAAAATTTTGCAGAACTGGCTAAACAAATAAATTCGAAATATAATCTGTTCGAAGAACCCAGACTGATTATTCCGATAATGAACGAATCAGGTGAACTAAAAGGAATACAAGGAAGAATACTGGAAGGATCTCGAAACGAAACAAAGTATATAACCATTCGAGTAGATGACGATCCTTTGTGTTACAACATCGACAAGATAGATCGAAATAAAACAGTTATAGTTGTAGAAGGTCCAATAGACAGCATGTTTTTAAATAATGCCGTAGCATGTCTCGGATCTAGTAACTTCCAAGAAATGGAATCCAGATTCAAAATAACTGATGCAGTATATGTTTTGGATAATGAACCCAGAAACAAAGAAATAGTTAAGATACTAGAAAAACTAATAAACACAGGAAAACGAGTTTGTATTTGGCCGAAACAAAATAAGTTTAAAGATATAAATGATATGGTGTTGCAAGGAATCGATGTGTCTGATATAATAGAGAAGAATACTTATAGTGGATTGTCTGCTGTATTGAATTTAAATGATTGGAGAAAAATATGAACAATAATTTCGAAAATATGACACCAGAAGAAATAGAAGAGTTTGAAGACGCGTATCTTATTTTTACCTGTAATTTTATTGAGTATGTTCGAGAAGTTCATCCGGATGTGTTCGAACGAGCATTGGATTACGCAACAACTGTTAACAAATGAATACATCCAATCCAAATAGAATAGAAGTCCTCAATCGAGGATATGTTGATTATGTTGATCACATGGGCGATGATCTTACTGTTGTGAATGCTGCTCGAGTTTCTTTTCAAAAAGAAAGTGAGTGGGAAGGAGAAAGAAATTGGACAGGATCAATAACAGGCAAATCATTATCTGAAAAAGATCAAAAATTAATCAAATATCTTGCAAAACATAACCATTGGACTCCGTTTGCCCATCCTCAAATCACATTGAGAATTAAAGCTCCGATTTCGATTCGAACACAATTTTTCAAACACAAACAAGGGTTTGTTGAAAATGAAGTTTCTCGAAGATATGTTACAGATCCTCCTGAATTCTATATTCCATTATGGAGAAAAGCTCCAACAGAAGGGGCAAAACAAGGATCAAGTGGTTTTGTTGAAAGTGCAGAAGAGATCAATGCAAGAACCGAAAAATATGTGACTGCATTAGAAAGTTGCATTAAACATTATGAATCTTTGATTGATTCTGGTATTGCACCGGAACAGGCTAGATTTGTTTTACCGCAAGGAGTTTTCACGGAATGGTGGTGGACCGGTTCTCTTGCTGCATATGCCCGTTTTTATAAACAACGGTCTGATTCTCATGCACAATGGGAAATACAACAGTACGCAGAAGCCGTTTCAAAAATAATTCAAAAGCTTTTCCCAGAGTGCTGGTCTTGTCTGATTCAGTGAACATAAATAAAGAAATACCTTATGAAAAATCAAATAGAATTACCGTCACTTTATCAACAATTTATTCACCTTTCCCGATACTCCAGATGGATAGAAAAAGAACATAGAAGAGAAACATGGGCAGAAACAGTAAAACGATATTTTGATTTTTTTGAAAATCATCTGGCAGAAAATCAAAAATATACTCTTTCCAAACAACTAAGAAGTGAATTAGAAAACAGTGTTTTGAATCTGGAAATCATGCCCAGCATGAGATCTCTCATGACTTCTGGTGAAGCCCTTGACAGAGACAACACAGCCGGATATAATTGCAGTTATGTTGCAGTTAATAGGGTTCGAGCTTTTGATGAAATTTTATACATACTTATGTGTGGAACGGGTGTGGGCTTTAGTGTAGAACGCCAATATGTTGAAAAACTTCCTACAATCGCTGAAAATTTTTCTCCATCAGAAACTGAAATCTGTGTGGAAGACAGTAAGGCAGGATGGGCTAGATCATACAAAGAACTCATCTCGTTACTTATTGCTGGTCAAATTCCGAGGTGGAACCTTAAGAAGATACGAGCTGCGGGAGCAAGACTTAAAACCTTCGGTGGTCGAGCATCTGGGCCACAACCACTCAATGATTTGTTCCGATTTACCGTTGATACATTCAAGAGGGCTGCTGGCAGAAAACTTACGAGCATCGAATGCCACGATATCGTATGTAAAATTGCTGAAGTTGTAGTGGTCGGAGGAGTTCGTCGTTCTGCTTTGATTTCTTTGTCGAACCTAACAGACGAAAAAATGAGAGATGCAAAGGTGGGTCAATGGTGGGAGGCAAATCCACAACGAGCTCTATCTAACAACTCTGTTGCATACAAAGAAAAACCTGATATCGGTGTCTTCATGGAAGAATGGGTGTCTTTATATAAGTCGAAAAGCGGAGAACGAGGAATATTTAATCGAGATGCGTGTAAAAAAACTGTTGCAAAATTAGGAGATCGCAGAGATCCGAATTACGAATGGGGAACAAATCCGTGTTCCGAAATTATCCTGAGAGATCGTGAATTTTGCAATCTGACCGAAGTGGTTGTCCGAGAAAATGATACACCAGAAACTCTCAAAAGAAAAGTGCAATTGGCCACCATACTGGGAACCTGGCAGGCATCTTTGACTTATTTTCCGTATCTGTCTTCGGAATGGAAAAAAAATTGTCAAGAAGAGGCACTTCTAGGAGTATCGTTGACTGGAATATTAGATAACAAAACAATGAGAAATCCAGGAAAAGTGCTGGAAACTTTACTCGAAGATCTTCGTACCAGTGCAATCACCACAAATAAAGATTGGGCAAAACGAATTGGTATAAATCCAGCTGCAGCAATAACTTGTATTAAACCAAGTGGCACGGTTTCTCAGTTGACAGATTCTGCAAGCGGAATTCATCCGAGACACAGTAAATATTATATTCGCACTGTTCGTGCTGATCGAAAAGATCCTCTGTGTCAAATGATGATGGAAAAAGGATTTCCAGCCGAACCTTGCGTGATGAAACCCGATTCCACAATGGTATTTTCTTTCCCTGTTGATTGTCCGAATTCTTTCACAAGAAATGACCTTACTGCAATCGAACACCTAGAGATATGGTTAACTTATCAAAGGCATTGGTGTGAACACAAGCCAAGCATAACAGTGACCGTGAAAGAATCTGAATGGATGGAAGTTGGTGCATGGGTTTA